AAGACAGATGGTAGCGGTTCATTGTCTTGGTCAACCGTTACAAGCGGTGGTGGTGCAGTTTCAGCCGTTGCTAATGGTGCTAACAATAGGATAGCCACATTTAGTAGTGCTGATGCTTTAAATGGTGAAGCAAGCCTAACATTCGATGGGAGCGTATTAACTGCACCTGCGATAACAATGGGTAGTCTGAAATTTAGAAGCACCAATGAAATTGAAACAGATAGCGGTTCAATACATCTACAATACAATACAGGACAACCTGTTGAAATTGGTAAGAGCGATACAGTAGCAAACCTAGTGCATTACGGAGAGTATGATTTAACAGGCAGAATACACATTGACAGGAACGTAGATTCTAACGTGGATGCAACTGCTTCTGCTGGTATATTCATTGATTATGATTCTAGCGGCTCGACTACCCTTGACCAAGATAACGAACATTATGCTATTTACATTGACCAAGATAACTCAGTAACTGCTGGTGTTCCCGGTGGTGATGAACAAAGAATGGCAGGTGTTTATGTTGATTCAAGACAATCAGGAGATGCAAACCACCAAGTAGGGTTTAGGTCTTATCTTGAATATGAACCATCTACTGACCAAGACATAGCCTTCGTTGCAGGAAATTACAACTTTGTAGGGTCTTACATGACCCATGCTAGTGCTTCCGTTGGTGATTTATATGGAACATACAATAGAGTAAACCTTAACAATACAGGAGTGAATACAGAAGCCTATTCTCAATATAACTATCTTGAAGTTGATGCTAGTAGAGAATCCAACACAGGTGCTTTGTATGGAACCTATAGCCTTCTAGTAACAGAAGCCAATAATAGCAATAGCATCTCAACAGGAAGCGTGTTTGCTAGTAGGGCAAGAATAGATTGGAATGATGCTAGTGTTACTTCAGCCACTACTTATTTAGGTTACTTCGATTATGGAGATAAACTTGGGATAACTAACGCATGGGGGTTGTATATCAATGGTGAAGATAAAAACTATTTCTCTGGGCCTGTAAGTATAGGCACAACAAGTAGTAATGCTAAACTTCATGTCAATACATCAGGCGATACAGATGCATTCCGTGTTGATGTTGATTCTTCTGATGACCCTGATTCTTCTCCTTTCGTTATAGCAGAAGATGGTAGGGTTGGAATTGGAACTGCTTCTCCATTATCAGATATGGCTTTAACACTTAATGGTGATGGAACATCATATGAAGGAATTGGATTCCAAGTAGGGGGTTCAACAAAGTGGAAAATGTCAACCGATGGAACAGCAATGTATGTTGATTCTCAAGCGAATGGACACGATTGGACGTTTAGAAGCCGAGATGGTAGCGGCAATCTAAGACCAATATTAGTGTTAGATGGAACTACTAAGGGAGTTACAATTGGTAATGACGATGGGACAGATTCTAGCGTTGTCAATATGAATGCACTTCAAGTGAACCATAACGCAACAGATGGTAGTAATGGAATAATGGTAGTTAGTAATTCAACCGATGTTTCACAACATGATATTCTTGGTGGTATTGGTTTCGATTCAAGAGATGGTAACGTTCCAAGCAGCATACTAGAAGCATCAGTAGCATTAGTCGCTAAAGCATGGGAAGACCATAGCACAGGAGATAAAGCAGGCTATTTAGATTTCTATTATGCACCAACAGACCAAAATGATGATACTGCCTCTCGCAGAGGTATGCGGTTTATGGCTGGTAAATTAGCAGTTGGTGGAGTTACACAAGACGTTTCAGACCCAATCAATACATTTGTGGTTTATCATACAGGCGTAGATTGGAATAATGGAATGCTAATACTTCGTGATGATACAACAATAGCAGATGGTGATTTGCTTGGTGCAATTGGTTTCGATGGTAAAGATGGAAACAACCCAAGCAACGTTCTTGAAGCATCTGCTGGAATTGCTGCCTATGCAGCAGAAGCACATGGTACAGGAGATAAAGGTGGAGATTTAGTATTCTTCACTTCTGCTATTAATGACAATGATGACACTACTTCTCATGAAAGAATGAGAATAGATTCAGAAGGTAATGTCGGAATAGGAACCAATGCCCCCGATAAAGAATTACACGTTGAAGGCAGCGTTTTAATTGATACATACAATACAGATGGTGCAGGTGGAGGGCTATTCTTCCGTGAAGGACACCTTAATACCAATCAACCTTCTATTACTCTCAAAGACCATAGTGGTGCTAACCCGGATGGTATGGCTATATCAGCCTATGATGGAATGACATTCAATTTAGATGCTACTGCCAAGATGATACTTCGTTCTAATGGATTGTGCATAGGTACAAGTAGTCCGGTTTTCACATCAGGAAATGGATTAGAAGTTGAAGATGCGACACAGGCTAATGTAAGAGTAACTGATACTTCGGCTTCTGCTTCAACTGACTTCGCACAGTCCGAGAATGATACTTACATCGTCAATAGAAAATCAGCAGGTGATATGAAGTTTAGAGTGAATGGTTCAAATGAATTATTAACATTAGATGGTGGAGAACAAATGGCTAAGTTCCCATTAGGTGTCGAATCTACTTCTACCACAAAAGGATGGAATATGTGGCACATGGAACGATATGGTAAGTTAGATTACGGAACAGCCGCAGGTGCAGGTGCTGGGCTTAAAGCACTTACCTTCGATGATGACGAGGCAGGGTTTGGTAACATACATCTACCAGAAGATATAACAATTAGAGCAGTTCAATTTAGAACAGTAGGAGTAGTCCTTAGCGGAACAACCGCACAAGTTTGGAGGATATTCGCAAATGGGGATGCAGGTGTAGGGACATTAACTAACATTAGCCTTGATTGTAGTGACTTTACAAGAAAAATTCAGAAAATACAAATGCTACTGCATATAACTATGTGGTAACTGGATTAAGTGCTAACTATGATGCAGGGGATGTTCTCTCAATTAGAAGAGAATCAGGAGCAGTTAACATGGGAGATGTTGTAGTTGATATTTATTACACATATAACAGTTAGGTGATTAAATGACAGAAGAAGAAGAAGAATATGTAAACCCAAATGTAACAGTAAGTTACAATGTTGGCCCCGGCCATGAGTTATATAACCCAGATGGTTCAGAAGAATTTAACTGGGAAGAATTAAGAGCGAAGAGAGATGGTAGGTTAAAAAAGGCAGATAAATACCAAGGGGTTCTTTTTCATTCTACATTAACAACCACACAACAAACTGAGTTAGCCACATATAGACAGGCTTTATTAGATATTACAGAGTACGATACAACGGCAGAAGCATGGGACAATTGGCCTTCTAGACCTAGTTGGATGCTTTCTTAGATATAGCAGTTAAACCAGAGTGGGTCTAACATATTACCCATTGAAACCGCCATAGAGCGTGTTTTGGGCCGGATGGTAAAACCGCCGGATTCGCCGTTTTCTGTGCCTCTAAGGGGCTTCTAAGGGGCTTCGCTGGCCTAAATCTCCATTGATTTAGGGGGTACAATCGAGTCACCTGTGACCCCAAATTGAATCCGCAAGGAACGTGACTCATTAACATGGAATCTAAAATAGGCTATTCTTAAAAATTGACTTTCCTGGAATTAAAAAAAGTCGATTTTCTAAATTGCCAGATTATGAAATTTTGAAAATAAAAAAAAATTTAGTGAGCCTCCGCTAAGGGTAAGATTTTTTCAGACCAGAGAGCATTACACTCCCTGCATTCCCAAATCTTAACCCTTTGCGGAGAACCCACATAGAAACCTAGAATCCTTCTAGGAATCGTTTCCTCACCACAATTATTACATTGTTCCCTAAGTGCCACGTTGTTGTTCCTCACTAATTAGTACATCCATGTATTCTTCTATAGTCTGGTTTGATACTTTTTCTGAACCAAACGCAGCGAAGAATAGTAAACTAATAGCAAGTATAAACACAATCCATAGAACTATTTCTAAAGTTGATGCCATTACCAATCTACCTCCATTGTTGTTTCTTCTTCATTGTCTATTGAATATCCTTTCACAAATCCCTCATCTTTGCCGTGTTTCCACAGGTCGTATACAAGTTGACAATCCTTTAAACAATATTCTGCAACCTCTGAATATTTTCCTTCTTTCCAAATAACAGGTGCATCTGCACTATCCATAGTTTTAGCATCACCCAATGTATGCTTAACTAAATTACTTAAACTATATCTTTGTCCAGTAGCAGAACTAACTAATCTACTAGTATCAATATATGCCTTCTTATTGAAATACTTATTGATACAATAAATATCCATAGAATCTCTAAGCACAGGTAAATCAAATGCTGCAATATTATGTCCTAATAAAACACCACCCTTCTGTATGTGGTCATCTAAGTCAAACTTCAATTGCCTTAGTGATTTAACTATTGTTCCTCCCTTTGTTAAATCATCTACTGCCTTATCAATATACACAGTACCAACATCTCCATCCCATGTACAAACTACAGATGGCATAAACATATGGGTATTACCCCACCCACCTATTTCGTGAGCAAAGTTCTTTGTTTCAATATCTAATGCTAATACATTATTTACCAAATAAACCAACTCCAAATATAGCACTTATTGTTGTAGTGCCCAATCCTAATGCTCGTCTAAACGGTCTAGGGTTATTCATTTTACGAAATGCCTTATCAAGCCTGCTCATCTGAACTACCTCCCCATAAACTCTTTAGTGTTCTTTCTCTTTCTGCCTTCGGTTCAATAACCTTTGGTGGGGCTTTTTGCCGCCTCAAGAAAGTAACTACTCTTTCTTCGCCTATTGTTAGATTATCATATGCTTCCCAGCCATCATCGCCTTCTGCATTTAGATTATCTATCATATTCTTAGGCCCATTTAATATGCTGAATACAAGAAATTTATACTCATACTTAGCACCCTCATAACTCATTTTATATCCTCCTTTAATTTTACATAAACACTTTTGTTTATTCTGTTTTCTTCAAAGTATTCCCCAATAGATTTCTTCCACCAATTGTAAATAGTTTGCTGTCCCTTTTGGGTTTTCTTTCTAACCTCACCAAGTAATCGCGTCTTATGCACCCATCCATCGTCACTATCCATTTCACGATATACAGATTTAAACACTCCTAAATTAGCGGTTTGGGCAACAGTAACCTTCTCTACCCGTAGGGCTTCATCTAGCCAAGATACGAGACTCTTATAACATTGTCGAACTACAGAAGCCGCCTGTTGCACATTTTTCTGTGTAACTACAAATCTTTTACTTTTATCCTTTATGCTTGGGGCTTCGGCTACTGCACATAATACAGCCAATTTTTGGATATGTTTTAATATCCTGTTAATAAAAGTTTCAACCGCTTGAAACACTTCTGGTCTACTATGGCTAATATATTCCTCCATCAGAATACATTCTCTCAGTAATGCATCTTTAGCATCACCTGTAATACTTAACACCTTTAAGGGGTCTCCATCAACTTCATCAAATCTCTCCTTAACAGTATCATATATTGTTGCTAGGCTCTTTGCATATTTTAACTTTGGTGCTTCTTTTTCCTGTATGTCACCGAAATCAGAAATCAGTTTCCTCCTCATTTTCTTTTGAACATCTTGAGGCACTTCCCAAATAAACATTAACAGTCTTTGAAGCACACCTTTTTCTGTGATAACAGAAGTCAATGTCTTAGGTATATAGGATGTTCCATATACTGAACGCTTACATATACACTCAATTGGGTCTTCTCCTTGTTTCAGTTTCTTAGAAATAATATAGGTCTCTCCCCACATAGTATTCATAAATGTATTCAAATATACAATTGCGTTTTCTTTATGTTGTGATTGTTTAAACACACCAGAATATTCAAACTCATCCCAAATTGCCATGCCTTCTCCATCTAATTGTCCAGGAACAGGCACATCAACCTCAATTGTTCTAGTCCTACCATCTTCGTCTTCTACCTCTTCCTTTCTTCTTTCAAAGGAACCTATTAATGCAGCATCAGTATAATCAGTAATGTCAAACACACTAAAATTAGTACCATGTTTTTCATTTATCATTCTAAATGTCTCATCAACTATTGGCATATACCAATTAGTTAATGTAGACTTACCAGTTCCTGATGTTTGCAGCCACAATACTTGTAATCGTGTATCATCAACATTTATACCGCTTGGTATTGCTATCATATCTTTCACCAATTGTCCTACCATTGCAAAAAATGATAGGGTTGCGGGTGTATAATTATAGTTAGATGCCTTAACCGCATCATTGGTATAACTCACCGCTACAGCAGGTAGTTTAATCTCCGCTGGAGATTCCTGCACTCCATTATCTATAAAATTATAGTATAGTTCATCTTCATCTTCATATCTTCTATTATTCATATCATCACCTTATCTTCACTATTTAATACATCTATTATTCTGTTTGCTATTGTTGTGCCTATTCCATCTAATTTTGTTAATTCTTCTATTTCTGCTTCGCCTATTTCCATTAGTGACCCAAACTCGTCTATCAACATTTGGGCCTTCATCTCACTTACACCTTTTATTGTTCCTAATAAATTCACTCTTAAATCATCTGTTGTTATGCTTTTTAATAAACTTGGGCTTATTACATTTCTATCTATTGGTCTCATCTTACATATCGTTGTCATTATTTGTGCTGCTTTTCTTGGGCCTTCAACCCAAAATAACTTCACATCAGTATCTAACGTTATCTTTCCTATCGCCCCGTAGAACTTATTCCTTATTAATTGTTCCGGCATGTCTATATTAACATACCCTGGATAAGCAAGGGCTTGATGTATAGACCCATGAATAATGAGAATACAATGTTCATAATGTCTATCCATATTATCTAGTTGATTCCAAAGCCGCTTATTAATTACTGATTGTAAAAAATCTATTGTTGACTTTGCCTCAAAACAAACATCATTAAATACATAGTCTCCTATTTCAATCCATTGTTTCTCGGTCATTATATTTAATCTAATACATTCTTGCTTAACTGCCGCAGTTAAATCAGAGTTTTCCCTACTATCTATAATTAATTTCATCCTAACCACCCAAATATTTCTGCCATAATAATAGAAGCCACTACTAGATTTACTAACCCCACTAATGTTCTAACTAATGCCAACGTTCCGAAATGTAATTCAGACCAATGTTCTACATCATCTCCGTTCATTCTGGATACCTCCAACATTTGCCTACACAATAACCTTGTGGTATTAATTTACCTTCACAACTTGGCGCATGATAACCACCATTAACAATGAACCTTACATTCTTTGCTGTCACTGGGGCATTCCAATCTAACCATACATCTTCTTTAGATGCTATTGTTTCTAATTCTTTCATTATCACTTGAACCATTTCCTCTTTCTTATCATTTGTGATTTCACGTTCACCTATTGCTAATATATCTCTATACCATTGTACCAAATATACTCTAGCAAAATGTCCAGGATTTTCTACCATAATAGAATTATACAAACATGGTAGTATCGGTAATTCTCCTGGTGGTTTTGGTGGTACTACTTCTATATCTGAAACACTTATTGGTTTAACCCATCTCCAAGCCTGCTTTATCTTACCATAAGTTACTGAAGGATGATTACCTGTTTTTGCTTTTTGTAGAATAAAATTAAGCCCGTTATTTATATCTGTCATATTCAAAGGAATACAAAAATACGGCCCCTCACTACTAAGATTAACTGTGTTAGGTATTCTTCTAAGCCGATTAGTTTGAACACCAGTGTTATCAAGTGTGCTCGTAAGCCTTGCGAGCCTTGTAAATGTTGATTGAATGCTTCTAATATCATCGGCAACTTCACCATATATTATAATATGAAAACCCTTCCCACTAAAATACATCTTATGTATTGTGTCATCTCTATGTAATTTGTTTACAACAGTTATAAAATCTTCAAATGCTGCATCTAACGGCATCCCATGTGCATCAAAATCTAAAAACATTCTATCTAATATAACAGAAGAATCTACTTTACTATCTATTGCAAAATGCTCAAAGTCATATACTGTAGTATAACAATTCATCTTACCGTTAAACGCATTAACCCACGTAACAAACTCACGTTGATTTCTTACTATTACTCTTTTCATCTGTGGTGCGTTTGGCAGGTGGCTTCCTGCCCACACTTCTCTTGGGTACTTCATCTTTATCATCCTTAAAATTTACATTTGCTGTTTGCAGTTCTATTTTTATTACTTCTGCTATTTTATCACTTAATTGTTCTAACACTTTCTCTTGGAAAAACTCACCAAAGAGAACATCTGAATATACTTCTACATTCCATATTAAATCCATTTTAGATTTAGTTTCTAAATCATCATACAATTCATTTGCTAAACTAACAATAACATTGTTAATATCACTTAACTCTTGAAACGTCCAACTCTTTCCTTTTAATTTATTTCTTACTTTTTCGCTAATCATAGCCACTCACTTTCCTGTGCCGCAGGGCATATACTCATAAAACTACAATGTTGACAGGTATTGTAATAATACTTAGCATCAAATTGTTGTAGTTCATATGCTTTAATTAATTTTGCTATACCATTATATACAGCAGTAATACTTTGTTTCTTAACCTTTTCTACCTGTAAGTAATTAGATTGTGGATAATACCATCCCCAATTAGTTATAGGAATATTAGGGTCTAACCCAGCATCAAGTATTGTTTCTTCTGGTGCATTCTCTACTAAGATTTTATAGAACGCTAATTCCTTTCTCATCATTGTCAATTTATAATCCTTCCAAGGGCCAGTCTTTAATTCAAGAGGAATATAATTTCCATCTTGAATAAACATTCTATCTATAATCCCTTGAAGATGAACCTTATAATCTCTCTCTAATATACACTTCGGGTTTATTGCATGAGGTATAGTTATTTCTGCATCCATCATAACCTCATTAATCACCGGCAAGTAATCATGTAGTTTGTCATCTTTTCGGGCTTCTATAAACCTCTCTGCCTCAAAAACAGATATTATCCTATACATCTCAGTATAGTCATCTATAGGATGCAATCCCATATTATACGTAACCAACTCATCATAAGTTAGGTTCTCTGCCTTCTTAATGTCAAAAGCATTAAAGAAGTCTTCCCTGCTATCGTGGACAGCAGTACCTTTTATCATGGCTTCCGTAGTCGCTTGAGGTAATCTCAAAGGATACGAAAACTTATATTTCATAGGACACCAGTTAAACGTTCCAAATGAAGACTTTGTTATTTTTAATATAGGTTCATCTTCATTATCATAGGTTTCTGGATACCATTTATATGTAAATTCTCTCATTTTACCACCACTCTGTTAGATTTGTTTGATTAATGTCAACACTAATCGGGGTCAAATCCCAACCCATTGCTTTGTAAATTGGTTCTGCTTTCTTAACAATAGACTCAGCATAATGTCTATAATCGGGTATAAACTTCATAGTATCAAAATCTATTAATCCGGGTGCTGCTAGATATGTTGGTCTCTTATGCTGACCACTTACTGGATTAATATACTTAGGTCTAGTTACATCATCTGCTGCTCGGATATACATATAAGAATCATCAATAGGTATACCATACGTTTGATTCCACCAAAGAACACCTTCTATTCCACCACCAACACTAGGTTGCTTGCCCATTAAGGTTTTAAGTATTAGGTCTTTACCACACTTTACACAAAACGTATTGGCAGAAAACTTCTTTCTAAGTTCTAAAACTTCCTCTAAACCATATTCTTTAGAACACGAAGCACATTTATATGTAAAACGCTCAGGTCTAAATCTACTTCTATTAGAGATATTTTTAATATCAACCTGCCCATTCAATACTCTTTGATATTCAGTCTTTAGATAATTAGTTATTTCTGATTCAGACTCTTGTGCTACCCATCTCTGTAAAACCTCTAATTGAATTGTCTTTGCTAACTTTGTTATTGCTACTCGTTTAGCAGCAAAACCAGTCATTACAAATTCAGGTTCTTCTAAAGTCTCACCATCTTTCCATGAAATTAATCCGGCATTTCTATTTTTAGTCACACCAACTCCTAATGATTCATAATACTTTTCAAACTCCAAAGTAACTGGATGTTCTTCCAGATTCATTGCATTAGGAAATATACCTCTAACATGGTTATTTAATAATGCCAATGTTTCTTCTGCTCGTTCCATTGGCATTTGTACATAAATAGAATCCGTGTGTCCATAAACTACTTTCATTTATAATCCGCCCTTCTTCTTTGCATACAAATAAAGCACTGCTTCTTCTATACACGCACCACAAACACTACCATACTTTGTAGATTGTAATGCAATAGTATTACCATTTTTATTCTTACCATCGTAAGTACCACAATTAAAACAGGGCTTCATGTCCTCACTTCCTGCTTACAAAAGGTACATTTTCCTTTTTCATCCATACAACTTTGCATCTTATTAAATTGACAATTGCAATAATATTTTTTCATTTTAATCCTTTCTCCTTTCTTTCTTTTCTTTTCATGGCTAAATAACATTTACCACATAGGTCTCTTCTATTACTAGAAGATACTCTCTTATATCCCCCACATTTTGAACATTTATAATCACTCATTTTACGGTCTCCTTATAGTAGTTTCACTAAACGCTTTTAATATAAAGTGTACACAAATTATGTAAAGTCCTATTACTGGAAGTGTACATAATAAATCCGTCATATTTCCATCACCTTAAACGCTGCTTCTCTAATGGCTTCTCTAGCACTAGCAGTAATACTAGCGGCTAAATCTATATCTGCCCAACCAAATCCCTGGTAGGCAACAATTCCGTAAAAAGAAGCCATCAATCTTTTTACGGCTAACTGGTTGTTGTTCCACTTTATGTAATCTTCCTTAGATTCTGCGGCCTTCATCTTTTTCTTATAATCATTCCGCAATTCTTTCAATTCTAAAACCGCTCTAGGTAAAAGACCTAACTCATCAGTTTTATAATAAAGCATTTCTTTCTCATCTTCATCAGTGAAATCCCTAGGTGTTAGAATATTAACACCAAAAACAGTTGGTTCAATTGATTTAGTTTCCCATGAGATGTTTCGTGCAATCATCATACTCGGATAAAGTCCAGCAAAGTCAAAGGCGGCTACACCTAGATGTAAACCATTTGTTCCTTCTGTCATAGGGTCATAAATCATTGCACCTTGATAATCAACCTTATCTCCATGTTCACCAGTAGGTGCTTTCCAAGTTGCATTACGCATAAAGTATATCCCACCCATATTACTTGCATAGAAGCAAGCATCGAATGGGGCCTTTAGTAATCTTTGTAAAGCAATTACTGCTTCAGATGTAAAGTTTTCTTCATCAATTCTAACAAGAAGCATAACGTCAACGGCTGCATAATCGAGATAATGCTTGGTGTCTTCTAACCATCCTCTAGAGAAAAACTCATTCTTATCTGGAAACTTCTCAGATACTAGTTTCTTCTCACCTAACACTATATCAGCAACATAATCTAATGCTAATGATGGTAAGGTTCCTCTCTGTGCGTCATTCCATTGGCGTTCAAAAGCCAAGTCTAGATTTAATACTAGCCTTCCTCTAACTGGTTGTTCTATAGGGCTGTAATTGTTCACGTTTTTGGAAAGTTTGATACCTTCATCGAAATAAACCCCCTTCACATCGTTATATGGCGATAATTTTCTGGGGTCAAGCCCATTAGCATGGAGTCTTTCGATTAATTTTGGCAGGTCGAATTTAGAACCGAACCAAGAAATCATCATATCTGGGTCTTCTTTTCTAAGTCGCCCTACAAAAGTCTCTAACATTTCTCTCTCCGTTAGGAAACCTTCACCAATAAGATTTCTTTTAGGTGGAGTATCTCTAGGAAGCCAATATAAAACTCTATTTCTTTTAGTATAGTTATCATAGAAAACCATACAAGTAATAGCCCCATCGTGTTCTCCCCCCTGTTGCCATTCTAAATCCCAATACCATTTCCTAAGATTATACTCTGGCATCTGCTTAATGTTATCAACAGCATATCTATAATGATAGGCTACATCTGCTTCAAATGTTTCCTTCCATTCTTTCCTTAATGTTCTCATATATCCAGGTTTAGGAGGATACCAAGTTACTTTCTTTAAGGGGGTTCCATCTAAAGATTTAGAACCATCTATCTCATAGGAAAGAGTAATGTCTACTCTACTCCCAAAATCTCTAAATGTGATTCTATCAATATTTCTATCTGTTGTTTTAATATAGAAATATGGAGGAGCATCATTATAGGATACTGTTTCCTCTTGTCTATTATCATTTTCATCTCGCCATCTAAGGGCTATCATATTATTTTTATCTATCGTACTAATTATCATATTCTCACTCATTTCTAATATAGGGTGCAATCACCATTTTTCTATTCGGCCCTGTTATTACTATTGGTTTATTATCCCCACTCCAAAGAGCCATTACATTTTTCACACAAAATTTACCAATTGGTGCAGAAAATTCTACAGTTAAGTCTTCTCTAGAAGGAGTACCAACTAAGGCAATCGTTCTATCTACAAACTCTGTTCTATGAAAGTTAGAAGATGAGATAGTTATGTCACTTTGTCCTGCAATATATTCTATCTTAAAGGATGCTGTTCCAACCAAGTTACAAAACTTAATTGCATTCGCTAATTCTTCACCGTTTACCATAAGCATACAAGGTAGTTGTGTTTTACCAAAAACTACTGGTTCACCAGTCTTAATACTAAGACCCCTAATCATAGAAATTAGGCCCATGTTATTGTGTTCTACTAATACTGGTACTTTAATAGAAGTCCTACCCATATTGAAAGCAATATTAGATTCCCCAATACTAATCTTTAAACTTCCTGCTTTGAGATTTTTAAGGTACTTCATAATCTTTTCAATATCAAATATAAACATATATTCTTTTTGTGGTTCTCCCTCTATATCTATTGTCACACTAATAGCACTTTTATCATTACCATTAAGTAACTCTAATCTAGTATCTTTAATAATGCCAACAGCAGTATTGCTGATAACACCAACTTTAGATACAGTCGAGGACTTATATTTGCCTCTCAGCCAAATTGCCTCAACCGCATCTCTAAATTTATCTAAATCACAGTTTATTATTTTACTCATAGTTTTCCCTCTCGTAGTTCTGGAATCCCAAACCATTTATTATCACCGTTGGTGGTGAAAATAGTCCATTCCTGTCCTACAAGGGAGGGATTCGTTTTACTAGCCGTTAATTTGGCTACATAGTTTGTGGTCTTTCCCTTCATTACCTTTTCAATATGAATCATCTGCACGAATCTAGCAGGTGTTGATTTATGCCAATCAGGTACTTCTCCTATAGGAGTAGGTACATTGATATTATCATACACAGGTTTCATATGTGTAATCAAAAACCTATCACATTCTAAACTACATACTAAGTCTAGTAATCTGTTATAGATTCTATTCCTAATCTTCCAATCAAGTGTAGATACTCTTACTGAATCAGTAGCATGAACGATACTACCTTCTTTAGTTTGTTGCTTTACTAGCAACTCTCTAAGCACATCGCTTGAACCTTCAAATGCCTTATCTACTCCATCAAGGCAGAAGGATTTAACATCTCCTGTCTTAATCAAGTCCTTAGCATATTGGCAAAAACTATTTGCATTATTAAAGGTCTCTTCCCAATCAGTAGAACCATCTGTTCTAACTTCTATTGGGCTAAAGATAACTATGTTATCATCTCTATCCCAAGCAGAATCCCACGTTGGTTCAGCCCCATTATCAAAATCCAAAATAAGAATCTTCTTACCTTCTTTTACTTCTTCTTCAGTTCTAGAATCTAAAACCAATCCGGTCTTACCCACCTTTGGGTTACCCGTTATTGAGCATAGATTATAACTTCTATCTCTATTTAATCTGGCCTGTATTTGTGCCAATATCTTTTTCTTTTGTTCTGCGAAAAAGTCTGGGTTATTAACTCCATCATCACTTCCCGCATTTCCTTTCTTATCTTTAGTCCAATCCATATTCATCGCCTATTTTTAATTCTAATGTGTCTTGATAGACAGCATCCACTATATCTCTTAAGTCGTCCTCCGCAACCTTAACTCTAATTTCTTTACCAGAAGGTAAATGAAGTTT